AAGAGGAAATTGCTCGGGCTCAGCTTGTTGGCGACGGCCGCAGCTCCATGTCCGACGACAAGATCAAGGAAGACAAGATCCGTCCGATCGCCACCGACGATGCCGTTTACACGGTTCCGGTTGTGATGGCCGAGTCTGTCACGGTTGCTCAGATGATCGACGCCATCATTCTTGGCCGCAAGAGCTACCAGGGTACTGGCACTCCGACATTCTTCACAACTCCTGACATCAATGGCGACATGCTCCTTCTGAAGGACAGCACTGGCCGGAGACTGTACAACACCGAAGCTGATCTGGCCGCTGGCATCCGTGCTCGCGAGATCGTTGAAGTTCCGGTCATGGAGAACAAAATCGTTGTTACTCTTCCTGCGGCACCTGGCGTTGCTGGTAGCCAGAAGCGCCTTATCGGCGTCTCTGTCAACATGAGCGACTACTCTCTTGGCGCAGACAAGGGCGGCGCTGTTGCCATGTTCGACGACTTCGACATCGACTTCAATCAGTACAAATACCTGATCGAAACTCGTTGCTCTGGTGCGTTGACCATGCCTCACTCTGCCATCGCCTACTGGAAGACCGAAGCGATCGCGCCCCTCTAAGTCTTGATCAACAAATTCAAAATGGAAGGAGGTAGCCTATTATGGCTAAGTTTTCTGGCATGATAGGTTATGCCATCCAGAGCGAGACTGCCCCAGGGGTCTGGGAAAATCAAATAACCGAGAAGAGTTATCGAGGTGATATTCTTCTATCTCAACAGAGATGGGAGAAGACGGAGAACGCTAATAACAATCTCAACCTCGATAACTCTATCTCGGTTATCGCAGATCTCTATGCCTATGCAAACTCTGGATTTATAAAATACATTGTATTGCATGGGCAAAAGTGGAGTGTTAAATCACTTGCTATTAACAGACCTCGAATCGTTCTACAGATTGGAGGGCTTTACAATGGCGGGTAGTAGGCTCGACTTGCATGCTATTCTAATCGGTATTCTCGGGACAGGAGGCAGCGCCGTATCCCGTGTATATTTCCAACCACCGGCCTCGATTAGGATGGAGTATCCATGCATTATTTATAAACGTTCCAATCGGAAGGACTTCTTCTCGAACGATCGAATATATTTAGGCATGAAGCAATATCTAGTCACGGTGGTAGATAAGAACCCCGATTCCCTAATACCCGACAAGGTATTAGATCTACCATATTGCTCTGTTTCCACACACTTTGCGGTAGACGGTCTGAATCATGATGTCTATACGCTATATTACTGAAAAGGAGAAAATAATCATGAGTAGATTAGCTTGGGACGCCACTGGTGAGAAATTTGCCGAAGCTGGTATCAAATACGGTGTACTGTACCCCATGTCCGGTGGCGTTTACAGCGCTGGCGTGGCCTGGAATGGTCTGACCTCAGTAGGCGAAGCTCCTACTGGTGCAGAAGCTACGCCCTTCTATGCCGACAATCAGAAGTACCTTGAGATCATGTCCGCGGAAGAATTCGCTGGCACTATCGGCTGCTATACCTATCCCGATGCCTTCAAATCCTGCGTCGGCGAAGGCGCCCTTACCACTGGTATTTCCATTGGGCAGCAGACACACACCAAGTTCGGCCTTGTGTATCGTACAGAGATCATCAACGACACAGAGGGCGTAGACTATGGCTACAAACTTCACATTGCCTACAACGCTCTCGCTGGCATCTCTTCTCGGGACCACACGACAATCAACGATTCTCCCGCGTTTGAGGAACTGAGCTTCGACTTCACGGCGACCAAGGTTAACGTGACCGATTCGAGCCCGACAGCTCATTTGGTTATCGATTCTTCGAAGGTTAGCGCAGTAACACTGGCGACATTCGAAGACATTCTGTTCGGAACTGTTGGCGTCGATCCTCGCCTTCCTCTTCCGGACGAAATCAAAGCCCTGTTTATCGGCGGAGCACCCTCTGCGATCACCGTGTCCATCCTTCCTGCTGACGATGCAACTGCGATTGTTGTTAGCGCGAATGTTGTTCTCACGTTCAACAACCAGATCGTGGAAGAAGCAATCACCGTTACCTCTGCTGCAGGGGTACTCATCGCTGGTGCTAAGACTTGGGACACGGCTGGAAAGGTTCTTACTTTCGATCCGACCTCGAACCTTTCGGCTGCCACAATGTACCTCGTCACGGTTGCTGGCGTAGTGGATATTTACGCGCAGACACTTGCTGCCACCGTCAAGAAGTTCACCACGGCGTAATATCCTCAATGATATTGGAGGCCCTCTGAAATACGGGGGTCTCCTTTATTAAATCAAATCATAATAGTAGAAGGAGATTAGTACTATGTTGAAACAATCCGTATCCTATACCGACTATGATGGTAATCAGGCCACCCTCATCTGCTACTTTCACTTGAACAAGTTCGAATGGTTGGAACTTGAGACGTACACCAAGGGTGGACTCATTCAAAACCTCGAAAGTGCGTTGGAAACTAACAACGCAAAGAAGACAATTGATCTCCTGAAGAAAATCATCCTTCGTGCCTATGGCGAGAAGAACCCTGAGACTGGTGTCTTTGAAAAGGACGACGACCGGGCCATTCGTTTCAGCAAGACCGAAGCCTTCAGCGAACTTTTCTATGATCTCGCATATGACGAGACGAAATCCAGAGAATTCTTCCTTGGACTCATCCCTCCCGAAGTTCGCGCGAAGGCCCAGGAAGAACTCGACAAGGCGAAGACTGTGTCATTTCCCGTTAAGAGGATCGAGGAATAGGAGGTCTGAATGCTTGAGATAATAGTACCAGAGAATGAGTTCTATCATCCTGGGAAGAACAAATTTATCACAGTTCCTTCTTGCACACTATCTCTCGAGCATTCATTGATCTCCATTGCTAAGTGGGAATCAAAATGGCACCAACCTTACCTAAATGCCCAGAAGAGAACCTCAGCGCAAGAGTTGGATTATGTACGATGTATGGTCATCGGAACTGTTAAGAATGACTACGTGTTCTCAGCGCTTTCGCCTGAGAATATTAAACAGATCCAGGAATACATCGACGACACAATGACGGCTACGACTTTCTCAAAAACTCCACATTCAACGTCAAAACAGATAGTCACAGCGGAGATTCTATATTCACGGATGTTTGCCAATAATATTCCTATGGAATGTCAAAAATGGCATTTAAATCGTCTACTTTGTCTTATACGAGTCTGTGATGCAAGTGGTGCTCCGCCATCTAAGATGAGCAAAAAGGACACAGCAGCGCGCTATGCTGATCAAAATGCTCTACGTAGGGCTCAGTTTAAATCAAAAGGTTAGTTCTATAACAATTGAGGAGGAAAATAGGCATGATTAAAATGACTCAACGTGGGTCTTTTAGGAATGCCGAACGATTCTTCGATAACAGCAAAAATCTCAGTCGTAGGCTTAGAACCGCGTTCGAGAGATATGGCGCACAAGGAGTCGAAGCGCTTCGATCGGCGACCCCTATAGACAGTGGCCTAACTGCAGACAGTTGGTCATATACCATTGAGAAATGGGGGATTGGATTCAACAATTCCAACATTCAAGGTGGTTACTCTGTAGCGCTTTTAATTCAGTATGGGCATGCTACAACAAGAGGTGCATATGTTGAGGGTATCGATTTCATTAATCCTGCTCTTAAACCCATATTTGATTTAATCGCTATAGAGTGTTGGAGGGAGGTTCAAAACTTATGAATAACGACAAGATTGACAGACGGATAGTGGAGATGTCTTTCGAGAATGATGAGTTTGAGGAAGGCATCTCCAAATCCAAAAATAGTTTACAACAGTTTTCAAAAGCCCTCAAGAATTCAGATATTGGCGGAGGATTTGTCGGTCTTGATAAATCCATAAGCTTTATGGCTAGATCGTTTTCTGTTTTTGAACAAATTGCAGTTGGCGGCCTTCGTAGGATTGGTGAATCTGCAATTACTGCTGGCGCTCAACTTGTAAAATCTTTGACAATTGGGCAAGTCAGTAGTGGGTTTACCGAGTATGAAATGAAGATGAACACGATACGGGCAATCATGAACTCTACAGGAGAAGCCGCAATCGATGTTCGCGAGAAACTTAAAACTCTCGACGACTATGCCGATAAAACGATTTTCAGCACCAAGGACATGTTTGACAATTTGGCGACATTCACGAATGCTGGAATTCCGTTAGAAAAAGCTACAAAGGCCATGATCGGTATTGCTAATGCTACGGCTTATGCAGGACAAGATGCTAACGCGGCCATGTACGCATACAGAAACTTCTCAGATGCCATTTCAAATGGGTTCATGTCCTTAACGGACTGGCGATCGATCAGCCGTATTGCTAAGATCGGAACCGTTGAATTAAGAAAAGAAATCCTTAAAACTGCGGTAGAATATGGAACTTTAAGTCAAGCCCAGATTGACTCTGGTGAAGTTACGACTAATTTTGAAGACACATTGCAAAAACAATGGATGACCGCCGAGGTAGTAACTGCCGTTCTTAATAAGTACGGCGACGCTACAACGGAAGTTGGAGCAAAGGCATGGAAAGCAGCACAGGAAGTACGAACATTCTCCGGCATGATGGAGTCTCTCAAGGCTAGTATCGGGACCCAGTTTGCCAACATGTCCGAACTTATATTTGGCGACTTAGAAGAAGCAAAACGAAACTTTACTTTCTTAAACACAATTATGACAACTGTGTTTACGAGTGGAGTTAAGAGCGCTAATGACATGATCGCTGGCGTCAAGGAACTTGGTGGAATTGAGAACGTATTCGAAGGGCTTAAGAACGTTGTGCTCTCGCTTCTCTCAATTATTAAACCGATCGCTAAAGCATTCGACTCGATCTTTCCGCCAAAGACCAAACAACAATTGGCGTTACTCACAAAAATATTCAAGGACTTCACCGAGAGTTTAATAATTGCCGATTCAACTGGAGATAAGATCAGAAGAACTTTTGCTGGTGTGTTTGCTGTTATTGATATTGGTTGGCAACTCGTAAAGTTTCTTGGTAGTGCGGTTTTTGAACTTGTCAAGGTTTTTATACCACTTGGAGACGGTATCTTAGATTCTTCTGCGTCTCTTGGAGACCTCCTAGTTAATATTAATAAGGCTATTAAATCCTCTATGCTTTTCCAATATGCTATACTAACAGTTAAAGCTGTTGCGACTCTTCTTCGCGAGCAACTTTCAAAGACCATCGAAATTGTCAAAGAATTCATTACTGGTTTGTGGAACGCCGAAGATCCAATTGAGTATCTGGAGAATGCAGGAAAACAAGTCTTTTCTGGTTTCATCGCTGGAATCAAAATGGTAGTGTTCTGGCTTTCTGACAAGCTCACAAAAGCAGTAAAAGGTGTTACCAAATTCTTCAACACGAACTTTGACGAATCTGTTGGTATTTGGCCTACAATTCTTGAAGTTTTGAAAGAGGTTATTGCGTTTATTAGTGAGAAGGCTACTACCGGCTTCAAGAGTTTTGGCGAAGCTATTAATGGTCTTAACTTTAATAAAATTGCAACCTTTGTTGTTGGTGGCGTCATACTGATGTTCATTAAGCAATTATCGGACTTGACTGGGGCTATGACCGGATTCACGAATTCGCTGTCTGGAGTAGTTAAAGGCTTCTCGAAGAAGTTCTTTACACCTTCTCAAGCCGGTACAATTCATGAGATAGCAATCACGATTGGTGTACTCGCAGCAAGTATTTGGCTTTTGTCCAAAATCCCGTCAACTGAGTTAGAGAAAGCTCTTTGGGGTTTGGCCAGAGCAATTGGTATATTTGTTATTGCTTATGCATTAATTCAAGGCATAGCTATTGCGTCGAATAATCTATCAAACAAAAAAGAACAGATTCATACTGCCTTTGGTTTAGTTGGTATCGCTGCCGCATTATTAGCCATGGCGGTAGGTATTCAGATTATCAGTAAGATCAATAAGGATGACGTTTGGAACTGTGTCGGAGTACTTGGTGCCCTACTCACCATGATCACTGGTTATCAAGCTCTGTCGACATTAATTAGTAAAATTCCAGGTCAACAGAAAGTTAATACAAATCTACTTGCAATGTCCATTTCGGTGTCGTTACTTATTGGATCGTTGGCCCTTCTCAAATTTATGACTCGCACCGAAATGGAAGCTAGTCTTGGAAAATTGGCCACAATCATGCTTGTCATTACTGGTTTAGAAGGTATATTTGCACTAACGGCGCGAGTCGGTAAAGGGAACAAACTCTCTGCCGGTATTCTACAAATGGCTATCGGTATCACAGCCATGATCGCCACAATGAAACTTCTCACCCTTATAGACCAAGGCACCATCAAACAAGGTCTCACGAATCTTGCATACATCACACTTATCATTGCCGGAGTTGAACTTGTGATGGGGTTGGTAGGTCGCGTAAGTGGTGGGTCGAAGGTCCAATCAAAGATTCTTTCCATGTCAATTGGGATGCTCGCAATGATCGGACTCGTTGCTATTGTTGGCAACAAGAAGTATATGACGTCTGAAGTTCTCGACCAAGGAATTACTAATCTTGCTAAGATAGCGGGTATTATTGTTGGTATTCAATTAATGACAGCATTATCAGCTCGTATTGCTGGTGGAAACAAGGTCCAAAAGATCCTTGGTTCAGTTTCATTCACACTGCTCGCCTTCACGGGAATTATCGCCATACTTGGAACGCTCACAGAACCAACCATCGAACAGGGTATCTCAACTCTTAAGAGACTGATTGGTTTAGTTTCAAGCATTCAGTTAATGACGGTTCTTGCATCTAAAATCGGTGGCGGCACACGAATGTTCGGTTCTTTGATCGGTATTACCGTTGCCATTGCCACTCTAACGGGAGCACTTATTCTTTTAACCATACCGGATCAAGATGATCTTCGAAACGCAGTTATATCCTTAACGATTGCTTCTGCTGCGATACTTGCCATATCAATCGCGGTACAGAAAATATTACCGGCCATTGGCGCAGCGGCTAAAGGATCTAACAGTCTTAGGAGCAATGCCGTAAAGATCACATCTAGTCTCCTAACATTTGGTGCGGTTCTCTTTGCAACAGGTGCCTTCTTTACTGTCTTAGGGGTTATGCTACCTACCATAAAACAAATAGGGCCTAAAGATCTTACTGTATTTCTTATTGGTATGACAGCAGTAACCGCATTGTTAGCTTCCTTTGATTACCTCGGGAAGCAGATGACTGATACACAATTTGGAGAACTATATACCAATCTTAAATACGGTTTTATAGCAATGGTAGGAATTATTCTCGCAACTGGGGGCTTATTTTTTACTTTAGGTATTGTTCTTCCTATCATCAAATACGTAACACCACAGGACTTTGCCATGTTCATCATTGCCATGGGCGCATTAACTGGATTGTTATTTGCTACGAATTTTCTTGGAAAGCAGATGACTGACGGACAGTTTGACAAACAATTACATGGTTTTAAAGCTGGATTCAGGGCATTAACCGGAATACTTCTAGCGACAATGGTTCTATTCGGTGGTATGGGTTTGGTGTTTTCTGTTGTCAAAAACGTGACACCAGAGAACTTCGCTATGTTCCTTGTTGGTATGGGAGCAATGACCGGTTTGTTGGCCATAGTAAATGTTGTCGGAAAACAAATGACCGATCTACAACTCGATAAACAGTTACATGGTTTTAAAGCTGGATTTACGGCGTTAACTGGGATTCTTCTAGCGACAATGGTTCTATTCGGTGGTATGGGTTTGGTGTTTTCTATTGTTAAAAACGTAACACCAGAGAACTTCGCTATGTTTCTTGGTGCAATGATTGGCGTTACTGCGATCGTTGCTGGAATTGCCGTACTAGGAAAAGCTTTTGAAGTATTGGGTAAAGGTGGACTTGCGGCCCTTGAAGGTATAGGTATAGCGATTGCTGCAGTAATAGCAATTGTTGGAATCACTACTATAATGGCGATAGCCCTAGATACAATTATCGGAGAGTCGGATTCTCTTACTAAAGGACTCGACCTCCTTATAGAAATTGGCGCTGGAATCGGTCGGTTTGTCGGGTCTATAATTGGTGGTGTTGGCGCCGGAGTCCTTGAAGGAATCGGTATAGGAATCGCCAATTTTGCAAAGTCGCTCGATGGAATCTCTTTCTCTCCAGAAGCACTTCAAGGTATCAAAGATCTTGCAGCAGCCGTATTTGTTATCACAGCAGCTTCGCTTTTAGACGGTCTTGTTAGACTTAACAATTTTGGCACATCTTCAATGGAATTATTTGGTAATCAACTTTCTGGACTGGTTAAAGCATTAAATAAAATCTCTGTAGATGATGCAGACAAAGCATCTCTTACTCTTGCCGCGATGACCCCAATGGCCAATAACCTTAAAGGTTTTGCCGAAGCAGCAAAGATGATTCCACCCAGTGGTGGATTTATTCAGGACTTCTTTGGCGATAAGGATATTGGGGAATTTGGTCGAGACCTTGCCGATCTTGTCGATGCATTTGGTATTTCTAGTGTTCTACAAGCCAATCACTCGAGCGACGTTCTTACAGCCATGAAACCAATGATCGAAAACCTTAAACTATTTGCCAATGCTGCCCAAGGAATTCCAAATAGTGATGGTACATTGGCAAAATGGATTGGTGACAATCAAATCGATGAATTTGGTCGAGATCTCGTTAGAATGGTTGCTGCATTTGCCTCTATTTCAATCAGATTTACCGTCTACGCATCCGAAGTATTGCAAGCTATGACGCCGATGATACAGAATATTAAAGACTTTGCCGAAACTGCTAGAGGGATTCCCGATAGTGGCGGCGAATGGGCTAAGTTCTGGGGCGACAATACAGTCGATGGGTTTTCCACACAACTCACTAATGTTATTGAGCTTTTTGCAGGTTTAAACGCCGAAAACATCAAGCTGGCTGTTATCAATCTCGCAACAATGAATACTTGGATGCTTCCAAATCTCATAGCGTTCTCGAATTTTGCTGGTACTCTAACAGCATTTGACAACTTTTCACTGAGTGTCTTTTCTGACGATCTAGCCGCTTTTGTTAATAAGTTGAGGAATGTTGACTTTACTGTAGTTGCGCCTGCGGTTGCCGCTATGGGACTTATTACAGAGTCCTTCCAAACATTGGGCGCCGATGTATTAGAGAATGCTAGGCTATCATTCAAGAACAACAAAGAACCCTTCCAAACACTAATTGCATCCATTCTCTCCGAGCCAACTGAAAAAATCGTGGACCAGAAGAAAATTCTTGTCGGTAAGATCACCTCGGTCTTTGCGGCAGTTGTTGACAACAGTGCTGGTTACGTTAAGAGTTTCAGAAATCTCGGCGAGAACATGGTTAATGGTCTAATTGATGGACTCGAAAGAAGAAGACCAACCGCAGTCACAATCACTAAAAATGTCATTGGCGCTGTCATTTTCGAAGCATATAAAACAGCCGAGTCAAAATCTCCTAGTAAGGTTTTTGAAAGATTAGGAGAGTATTTCACGCTTGGTTTGGCCCAAGGTATCGAAGGCGAGACCGATGCTGCTGTGAAAGCTAGTTCTGACATGGCTAGAGCAGCCGACGAAGCAGTCCGTAACACTCTAGGGATCCATTCAAATGCCGATACTCAAATAGAGAACGGCAAATATGCTGGTGGCGGACTGATCGAAGGAATTGAAACCGTCTATGGCAAAGTTAAAACCGCTTTCGATAAAGTAGCCACTACGGCACTCACTGCGACAGCCGATACACTTCAAAATGGAATGCCTGCTATACAAGAAAAACTCCAGCAACTTGGTGTCCCAGTTAATCAGTTGACCTCTATGTTTAGCGCCGAAGCTGCTGGTGGCATTGGAGGCTTTCTTGGAAAAGTCGAGGACACAATCAAAGGTACCACAGATGTAATTAAAGCTGCTACAGACGGTGGAACAGATGCAGGTAATGCGTATGGTTCTGGATTGGCAGGTGGAATCACTGGGTCCACCAAGATTGTTAAAACCGCACTCGACAAACTCAAGGAAGTCTTCCAAGACAAAGAGTTCTATGGTACCATCAATGTTTCCGAAGAACTTAAAATGCTTCAAGATCTTCGTAAGAAGACCAAAGCTTCTTCGGATGAAAAGAAGCAGATCGACAAAGAGATCTATACCAGACTCAAAACAATTAATGCCGCTCAGACTTCATATATCGATGGGACAAAGAAGGCGCAGAAAGACGCACTCAAAGAGAAGGAAGCTCTCGACACTGGTTACAAAGCTGATGTAAATGCAGAACTCGAAGCGGCAGAGAAAGAACGGGAACAGACTCGCAAAGAGTATGCCGACAAGCAAACTGCAATCAATGAAAAGCTCATATCTGACATCGATGCTCAGAACAAAGCGTATGAGAGTGCTGTTAAATCTCGGGCAAGTGCAATTGTTAATTCTTATAGCCTGTTTGCAAAAATCGAACCGCCTAAAGAGAAGGTCTCTGGATTCTCACTTCTAAAAAATCTACATGATCAGAACGATGAACTTACCAAGTGGAAACAGTCTCTTAAATTACTAGAAGATCGCGGTGTCGGAACCGCACTTATCGAAGAACTTCAGGCTATGGGCCCATCCGCAAACGCCGAACTCCGAGGTCTCCTTTCTCTTACCGATGAACAACTTACAGAGTATGTTGGGTTATTTGATCGTAAGTATTCCTTTGCAACTAAGAAGGCAGAAGAAGAACTTGTAGGTTTGAAAACCACCACTTCAACAGAAATTCAACGACTTAACACACAAGCCGCCACAGATCTTGAAGGTTTGAAGACAGTGTTTGATAGTACTATTACAGAAATCAACGAGAACACATTAACAAAACTTGGCGAACTCGAAACAAAGTACGATGAATCTCTTGATAAAATTAACACTACTCTCACGACTAACCTAACAACCATAAAAAACCAGTTCGAAACAACTATGAAGACCGTTAACGGTTTGACCGAGACCGAGCTTCTTGCAATGGTGGCAACTAACGACAAAAATCTTAAACAACTTAATATCGACACCACTAAAAGACTTGGGGAACTCGAAAAGACATTTGACACAAGTGCAACCAGCATTATGTCTTCTTGGTCGTCAAATCTTAAGAAGATCATACCGAACACAATCTCAACATTTAACGATCTAATGCCGTCGCTAAAAACTGCATTTAATACGGCTGGGACGAATGCTACTAGCGGTTTTGTTCAGGGTATGCGCGATAAGAATGGCATAGTTATCACCGAAGCCCAATATCTCGCTAACACTGCTATAAAAACCACAGAAACGACACTGCAAGTTAAGTCGCCGAGTAAAGTCTTCGAGGGAATTGGTCAGTTTGTCAGCATGGGTTTTGCAAATGGTATCACAAACTATGCTCAACAAGCTGAAAAAGCAACTGAGGAGATGGCTCGAGGGCCCATTGCAGCCGTGTCAGAAGCATTGGCAAACATGGAAGAGTCAAACGATCTGTCTTTCACTATCACACCTATTGTTGATCTGAGTGCTGTTCGTTCTACAAACCTTTCAAAACTTCTAAGTACGCCAGTTACTCTTGGCGCCGCCTCGGGTAAGATGGCTGCTGAGACAATTCAAAATGGAAGTAGAATCGCTCAACCTTCAGTGGCTACTCCTGAAACTACCACAAATAATAACACAAATAGTCCTAACATTGTCATGAACAATAACTTCTCCGTCCGTAACGACAGCGACATCCGAAAGATTAGCCAGAGTTTGGGCACACTCATAGACCGGTACAATAATGCAAAGGGGGTAGCTGTCGTATGATAGGCGCATTCAAGTTCAACAATGTGGAAAGTAGCATATTTTCGCTAGTCTGCAAATCTGTCAAACGGCCTCTACTCCCCGCTGCAAAAATTCGACGGATTCAACCCGTTGGCGCCTCCGGAGTCTATGACTTTGGAATCAACGAACACGACATGCGTAGGGTGACTATGCGCATAGCGTACATTGGAACATCTTACGAGGAACTTCGTACTAGAGCAAGAAGCATTGCCGCGTGGCTAAGTGTACCTACTTGGTCACAACTCATCATCAACGATGAGCCTGACAAATACTATCTCGCAAAGGTTACGGACGAAATCGACCTAGCAAGCCTGTGGGGGTCTGGTACAGCCGAAATCACCTTCGACTGTCAACCCTTCGCATATTCTGTTACGGAGACGGTTGAGGAGTTTACGGTGGATAATACCCTCGTTTCTCATCCGTTTACCAATCCAGGAACCCGTGAAATAAACTGCAATAGCCCACAAGGCAGTGTGTTCAAAATCGAAATTAGTGGGACCTGGACAAGCGTGCTGTCTATGTCAATGAATGGCGACCTTCTTACATTTACGCAAGCAAGTTCGTCAGGAACGTTGATAATTGACAACGTAGAAATGACCGCGATGAATGGCACAGCTAACAAATACCAATATTTGGGATTAGACACAGACACGTTTTTTAGACTAGTTCCAGGCGTTAATTCATTTACAATAAACGGCGCCGGAACGTACAATCTCACAGTCAGAATTCGATATGTTTCTCTTTGGTTATGACAAGGAAAGGAGGGGAGACCACGCATGGTACATATTCTTAACTCGTCTCTTGTTCGTCTAGGGTCTCTAAAATACGTCCTTAGCGCTGAGAGACTCGAGGAAATCAATGGCGAAAACACCTTAGATTTTAGCGCAGTTCTAGATGGCAGAACCGCCAGTCTTATTACGGATACGTCCGTATTCGAGACTGAGGGTCAATATTTCGATACTGCCTATATCAAGAAAAGCGCGAATGAGGACAACACGTTTAGCATTGATATCGAAGCAGAACATGTGTCGTATCGATTAAACGACCCTGCATACAACATGGAATATTTTGCAGGGACCGGTCTCCCCTCTTCAATCCTTGGTGAAATTCTTGACGGAACAGGGTTTACGGTTGGCGCTGTCGAATACACAGTATCCGTGACATATTCTGCTCAAGAAGCAAAAAGTAGAAGACAATTACTGATGGAGTTCGTGGCATATCTTGGCGGGGAGGTTCAATTTAACAACTTTGTTGTGGACATCGTTAGTCACAGAGGGTCTGACGAAATCATATCGGTTATCAAGAACAGAAACATACGAATCGTTGAGCGAACACTGAACAAGCGGCAGAAGGATAAGGCGGGGGACTTCCTCGTGTCATATTCTTGCATCCCAATCTACCTGCCAGGAGATTCATACACGCTCGGAGACAATGTGCTCCTGCGCCAACTGGAGTTAGGGCTAGACGAGGAGCTGCGTGTCGTTCGTATATCAAAAAATCCATTCAACGAGATGGAGACACAACTGGTCTTTGCTAACTATATTAATGATCTTGCTAGTTCATTGTTTAGGATTGAGACGTCCTCTGTTATCAAGGGTAAGACATATTACGGCGCACGAATCAGCCCTGAAAATGGGTTCGAATCGATACGGACTGACCTGATGGCTCGAACTGTGATGAATGCCGATACGTTTCAGATGCAGTCTGGCGATGGAACTGGAAATTGGATCCCAAGAATATACTTCGACCCCGAATTAAGATTGTATATTTTCGACGGAACACTGTCTGCCGATACTATTGAAGCTCTGAAAGCCGAGATTGACATCGTCATATCCAATACCATAATCGTCAATAATTTGACTGCCGAGAAGGCATATATTGCCGACTTGACAGTTGACCGGTTGGAGACATCCGTCAAAGTCTATAATTATCTTAACAGCATTACAACTGACGTCTACTATATTCGTATCTTAAACAATGTCATCGAGTTCATGGAGGCCCAATGTGACCCAGTCCATGAGCCGGTACCAGTGACCAATAGAGCGTTGGATCCTCTATATTGGATTGATGATACGCACTATGGCGTAACTAACGAGCCAACTGAGGCCCAATTGTTACTACCTGTACTGGTATATTACTACGACGAATTTATCAAGCGCCAAGAGACATTTGTAGACGACCCAGACTCTGAGTTCTTAATTCCACAATCAACATGGGGCGTAGGTACAGGCACCGGCAATCGTGGGAAAGCCATATGGCAGAAGCGACAAGACGGTATGTACTTCACCTATACTGCTCGTGGGTCAGGAACATTAGCCGAAGACACAGAACTTGTCATCGCGATGACAGATGATGGAATGACACTTACAGGATTTAGTGGAGGAGGCGGTGGAGAGTCAAACCTATATATTGCGGATGACTTCCCTGTGGACGCGCCTGACGGAACTGCTCTATTGGATACGAACGACTATGCTCATCGCTCTCATGGCTCGTCTGCTGTGGCGTGTACGATTGACCCTCGAGTAAACGACTTGTTTGAATTCACAGGGACGTCGGCATTTACAGCAGAAATATCAAGTATTGGCATGACTGCTGGATGTGAATTGTCGCTCCTCAACTCAAGTACCGCAATAATTACATTGACCGTGACAATTAATGGTATTTCACAAAACAAGATATTCCCGCACGACGCAATGACTCTTGAGTGGACCGGTACGCAGTGGATGCTTATATCTTCCACTGGAGGAACTCGGTTTGCAAGGGTAAATGCTGATGGCGGGTACATGATTAAAGTCATCAACAAGACCGGTGCAAATAGTGTAAAGGGGCATGTCGTTACTCCAGCTAGTGGAACGGATATGGGTGTCAGTAAAATCGTTACTAATATTCCAAACCCAATCGGCGTATTCTACGAATCGGGGGTGCCAGACGGCTCATATGCTTGGGTTGTTGTAAGTGGTCTAGCGGAAGTATATTTCATCGGAAGCACTACAAGAGGCCATTTGGCACGGGGCTTTATAACTGGCGACACAGGGTATGTTACCGGACAGGCTTTGTCCGAAGCTATTCCTACCCCACCATTTAACACGGACAAGCATTTCTACGAGATAGGCCATGTTATATCCGCCCGTACGGGTGCTGGTCTGGCATGGGTCGTCTTACACTTCAATTAAGTTGGGAGGAGGTTCTCCGTGAGTAATGTTCTAAAGCTAAAGGCACAAGACCCAGATCTTACTAGAGCAATTGGTGATTATCAACTTCAGGGGGAGCCTCCTTCTACGAATAGAAACAATGTTAGCAACTGGGTAGAAACTACGGATGGCCGAATGATGTGCGCATTTTATACTGCAGCGTCGGTGCCAAAATATATCAAAATCGGATATTGCGATAAGGTTACGCCAATCGATGCTTTCATCTCAGACTATGCTATCGAGGACGTGGTTCAGACCCCCATAATTACTGTTGGATTTTCGATAGATGCTAATCAAGTTGCGCTATTCCGTATGCCAGACGACAGCATTCTTATGTTTCTGGAAGACGATGGTGTTGGAGTATTAAACTGCAAAGTATATCGTTCGGTATCTGGAAATGGGGAAGACTTCAGCGCGACACCGTACGGGTCAGTGTGGACCAATACTCTTGGAGGGACCATTTCAGGCAGATATGAGCCAATATATCCACCAATAAGACTCTCAACAGGCACACTCATATTTGGATGTTCTCCATCGTTGTATTATGGCGGGTACTATTTCTGTTGTGGCGCGGTGTATAGAAGTACAGATAACGGAGTGACTTGGTCAAGGAGAGTCGTTGGCTCGTACACTGGACAGACTAGGGGTGGCCAACCGGCCGTTCTGCCAAGTGGGGTATGCGTATGGGATATGACCACTGGCAGTGGGTCGTGTAACCAATACGATTCATCGAATGATGGTTTAACCTGGACAGTGCGTGTTAATTTCGCTAGCAATTTTGGTCTTCCTGCTGGATTTACTCGTACGGGGCAGTATTATGCCTCTTATTTGTATGACGACACAACGAAATGCCTGTACCGAATACATGCTGGCGTTACAATGCGGGCATATCGCCTTAGGGAACGCAACTTTGCCAACAATGGGCATCGAGTATCCCTGAACTGGGAATGGATGGTCTCCTTTACATGGTCGCCTATTTTTAGTTCGCCAACCATATACAAGACGCCGTGTGGATATGTTGCTGTATCCCACATGCAGAGCGACGGAACCAGCCTCGTCCAAACATTAGGCTTGCCATATCATCCACTGATAGAAAGAAAGGCCCGTCGAATCAAGTTCAAAGTTGGTGGTGTGGTATATTCTAAGACGGCAAATCTACTTATCCGGTCTGCACAAGAATGGTCTCCGCCAGACGGAGAAGGTCTTGTGGTCCCCGACATGCCTACTATGTCCGTAGACTTGGTCGTTGTTGCTGGCGATATTCTATCCATCGATGTCACGCCACTCACAGTCCCTGATATTCCGACAATACTGGAAACCACCGAATAAGGAGGATTCAAAATGGGAGCACCTGTTAACATCCGGCAAATGGACTCGACAACTGGTAGAAACCGCGTATCTCTTGCTGTCGCCGAGGGCGATGGTAGCATCCAGGACCTTGACGAATTTGGTGGCCAGCCCATCCAAGACGGGTCCACACTTGAAATGTACTCTGAAGATTGGCTCGAGGTCATCGCAGTATATCGGTACAACAATGACGACAACTGGGCACTTGTCACCTCTGAGGCTGGGGAACTTGACGCTCCTACGTACGTATCCTCGACGACCAATATTGAGGGGACGATTCTCACGGTTACCTTCAGCAAGGCAATGGCTGACCCTGCTGGATTGCAGGCGTCCTTCACTGTTGAAGATGGTGACGCTGTGACTATCACATCTGCCGCTCTGCAAGAAGACCGTACCAAGATTGATTTATATCTAGCAAGCGCGGTGGCAAATGGTGACACTTTGACCGTTGCCTATACAAAGGGTGAAGTCAAGTCTGCGGACGTCGTTCATCTCGAGACTTTCGCCGCCCAAATCACTAACAATGCTGTTCCAGCGTAGTCGAAGGTTGTATCCTATATTTTATGTGGTGAGGTGAATATGACAGAAGCGGCATTTGCGTTGGACACGTTAGTTACTTTCGGGGCCGGAATTGCTGCCCTACTACTTGTGTTCGGGACACTTGCATACGCAGTGTTTACAGCGCCGAAGTTCTTTAAGGCGTGGCAGGAAATGGTGCGAGCAAGTGATGCCGAGCGTCAGAACCAACTGCGAGCAATAGGTGAGTTAACCACGATGACATCCGAAGTCATACGTGCTAACACCGGCGCTTTCCAAGACAGTAGCAAATCGACCGACAACATGGCAAAGGCATTAGAGTTGCTAACCGCCATGTACGAACGAACGTCAAATACTCTAACCGACCATGATGCTAGGTCTCAAGCTATTCTCATCGAAATAAGTAAAATCTCCGAACGAACAGCCGCATGTCGAACAAGGTCTACGGACCCAAGACCCTAGGAGGATGTATGAAATTCTATATTTCACCATCTAGTCAGGAAGCAAACGCTTATACAACCGGAACAAATGAAGAAGTCATCATGAATCTCATTGCTGACGCGCTTTGTGCCAAGTTGCAGGCATATCCTCAAATCGAGTATAAACGTAACCAGAAGTCGAACACATTCGCTGGCCATGTGGAAGAGTCAAATCTCTACCGCCCTGATATCCATTTTGCGATTCATTCGAACGCGCTTAATGGGAAGGCCAGGGGATGCGAGGTGTTCGTCTTTAACCCGCTAAACGCTGCTAATCCTGCTACTCAGTTTGCTGGTATTTTGTATAGCAAGATATCTGCAATAACTCCTACTTTAGATAGGGGGATAAAGGCTGGAACAATGGCCGAAGTGAAGTCCGTCCATGCGCCAGCAGTCCTTATCGAAATCGCATTCCATGACAACCGGGAAGATGCGTTGTGGATTGTCTCCCATATCTCGGACCTTGCTCAGACCATACTACTGTCCATGCTGGAGTTTGCAAAGGTTAAATATGTTTCCGATCCAATCGACTATTTGGCGATGAAAAGCGCACTCAAACAAATCAAGGATATCGCGGCACCATTCTAAAGGAGGATTATGGAGGGATTTATATGGACGCTAAAGACGTTGCGAATCTTATCGATTATGAAGCCTTAAAACGACAGTTAGCTGAAGGCGGAGGTGGAATAGATACAAGTGATGCTACAGCTATCCTATCCGACATTCTCCTTGGGAAAACGGCGTATGTAAACGGAGTCAAGGTCGCAGGAAATTTAGTGGTATCCGCACCAGCAGAGCCGCTATATCGGGACTGGAGTGGATACCCCTCGTCTCCATTTCTCACATCTGCGTATCCATATCAACTAATTTTTGACTTTAATGGTAATTCGTTTCTTTGTTTTAGTACTGGAAAGTTCTGGTATGATGGAACGGATTTATATTCAACGGCTGCTCTGTTCGATTACAAAGCCCTTTTTGGTTCGAACCCAATGAAATATTGGGAGGTATCTAATAATTCACGCTCGTCGCTTGCTTTACTCACATCAGTGATCACAGAATGTAATTATGATGTCTATACCTCGGCTGCTCTAACTACTGTCTTTAAAGAAAAGACAACCCCATAGGTGTCTTATATCCCAGAACCACTGGATATTACGGCACTTCGAACAGCTATGGAGCACATCAAAAACATCGTAGCGCCATTATAACAAGGAGGAGGACCAACAATGGCCGAAAAACTTAAGACTTACGCACTAGAGCCGAATGTATTCACATATTTGAAGTTCGCTCCACCAACATCGAATGCGAACGTCAATAAAGTTCTTCAAGGAAGAGTGGCGGCATGGCTCCGTGCTAATAACCTTAAAGCCTCCGGCTGCTTTGGGTATCGACCGAGAGAAAACCAGCAAAGACTCTATGACAAGTGGATTGCTTACAAGAACTACAAGGCGGATCCTACCAAATATCCTGCGGCTCCAAAGGCCAATCCCGCAGCGTCTCCAGGTAGGTCCT